GTGGGTACTATACCCATCACATCGCTGACACCCTCCACCCATGAACGTGGCGTAGGATTCTGGTCACGCTGCGGATCGAAGTCATGCAGCAGAGCCGTCTTGAAGCGGATGAACGATATCACCTCGGGCTTCACGTTGTTGTCGATGGCCCATGAAGTCCAGTCGTCCAAGTGAGTCTCAAACTCAAGCACAGTCTCACGATTGCGCAAGTGGCTGAGTACTCGGTTAGCACCGGCTCGGTCAGACTGACGATTGCCCGTTGAGATAACCTGCCACCCATCGGCCATGGGTACACCGTGCAAGTTACGCGCTTGGCAGATGTTGGCAATGACCTTCTGGATGTCAGCACTGGCCTGATTGCGATCGTCGAAGCACAAGATGCCGCCACGGCCATCATCCCACTTGCTGCCCTTGGACGGGAACCACTCGGGAATCTTGTAGCCGAAGGACTGCGCAGAACTCATCATGTCGGGAACACCGAAGTCTTCCACGAGCATGGTAGGTACGTGCCGCTCGATATAGTGCTTGTCGAGTTCCTTTGCGGTACCGTGTACCACGGTAGTCTTGCCGCCACCCGGCGGGCCTTCGATGCAGACCGTGCGGTTCACCGCGTACAAAGACTTGAGAGTTTCTTTCAGTAGTGTCGGACGCATTTCACTTTACTCCATGCTTGTTGTTGAACTTGTCGTGGTCAGGGCCGTAGGAAACTACGGCTTTATCTATCTGGTCTCGGGCTGCTTTAGCAGCCGCCTTGTTGCCGAAATACAACGGCGTACCGTCGTCATCTCGCACCAGACTTCCACCTTTGCCGTACCTTAGTACGAATAAACGCTTCATCGCTTCTCCTTAGTTAATGATCAACCACACCGTGGCCGTAGCCACAGCAACCAGTCCCCCGTGAACTACTCCACGGCGGTAAACGCTCCACAGGAGCGAATTCAGTTCTTCGGGAGTGACGATTCTCATCGCTCGTACCGCTCCCCGGTAGCACGAACCCACTTTGCGGCTTCCTCGGAGTCCGAATCCCACGCGGCGTCTCGGTCGAATTGCGCAGCGACCTGCTCCGTTGTCTGCAACCCGCCCAGATACGTCCTGCCGAAATCCGCGAGGCGTGTCTGGTATTGCTCTTCGGTTTCATTCTCCGGGTCGATACCCCAACCGAACTCCCCCTCGAAAGAATCGCAATGCGAACAGGAACCGAATGTTCCCTGTACCCAACCACGTTCCCCGTCGTATTTGACGAGGGCCACCCAGACACCCTGATACGATCCCAGATACTTGAACTCCAGAATCTCAGCACCTGCTGCGGTCAACGCTGCTTCGTAACTCATCGCTCGTCCTCCTCTGCATCAGACAGGTCTTCGATTACCTCTCCGCTCAACTCTGCCAGTCGGCTCTCGACTAGACGGCGGGAAACGCCTCGCATTTCTTCGGGTGCAATGCAGACAACTGCATACCCGGCCTTGCGTAGCGCCAACAGCGTCTCAAACTGCGGATCAAAGTCGTTCATCTCACACCTCCATGCTTCTCGATTACATCCATCACCACTTCGTACGGGACATACCCGTACACCGTATCGGTCGGGCGCTCTGCGTTCTCGGCGTAAGGCATTAATTTATCCTCGTACTCGCTCGGGTACCCCACTTCAAACTGTGTATACGGCCCGTCGTCATCACGCGGCTCGCAATAGTGGTAGATGCTCGCTTGAACCGACATGGTGAACCCATCGGCACAAACGATCTCCGGAGCCGGGCGTCGATGCAGCCGACGCTCCGACAACTCGATCACCTTGCCCGACTTGACGTGGGCTTGAATGTCAAACTTGCTCATGATTGTTCTCCTGTAAACATCTGTTTATGAATACTGAACAGCCAACGTATCGTCCTGCATCAACAGGCGCTTTTTGTACCCGTTGCCAATGTTCATACCTGCGTAGTAGAAACACGCTTGGCCGAGACTGCCTTTGATGGTGTACCTAGTCTTGAATGAAGACTTGTACCGTCCGACCTGTACGTAAAACAGAGTCTCGCTTGAGTAGGCAATCCGCTTGCCGTCAAGTTCTGCGAATTTCAGTTCCACCTGTTCCATGCTCATCGCACCAACCCCCCTTTGTTGTTGAACCCTATGAGTTCGTCCCTGTTAGCAGGGACTTGGTAGTTGCTCTTGTGCATGGGAAGCACAGTGAACTTGCGCTTACGCGCCACAGTCTCGGCACAGTCCTCACACAAGAACTGGCCCCCATCGATACGACGCTGCCTAGATGCAGCCACTTCCGTGATAACTCCACGGGATATACAAGGACGGCATTGCATAGCAATCTCCGAAGGAAAGGGGGGCCGAAGCCCCCCTAGTGATTACGCCTTGAGTTTGAGAGCGAGCATCGCCCGCATGGTGTCGTCGATAGCGGCCTTGAGCCGCTTGGTCTTGGCCTCGCCATTGGCCGCTGCCAGAGCAGCCTCAAGCGTCTTGATGTGGCGTGTCAGAGCACGCTTCTTGTTGTTGAACGTGACCCCATACTGGGCCGCATACTTGGCCTTGCCAGAAGCCCCCTGTCGCTTCTTGGCCTTGTTAACCTCTGCCATACTTCATTGCTCCGTATGTTAATGATTGATCTCATCAGGTGCCGCATCACGGCACGACGGGCCGTAGCCCGTTTCGATCTAGGTGTTGTCCAGAATCCACAAGTACGCCTGACGGTTACTGTGAAACGGCCAGAAGACCAGCCCCTTCCAGACGTAGTGGTGAGCATCGATGGTGTAACGATCCACCAACTGCCCATTCTTGAACACCTTGTGTTCGGTTACACGGTCATTGCTGTACACCGTCGTGGTGCCATTGATCGGGTGCAGATTCATAAACCCTCCGAGCAGTTTAACGACATGCTCAGGTCGCTAGGGGTTAAGCGATATCGACGATCTTGCTCGTCTTCACCGTCCTGACAGGCGATGCCAGAACGAGCCGGGGAGATGCATAGTTCCCCACCGTCAGAGTCACAGCACGACTGCCGTCCAACAGGGGCTTGATCTTGCCGATCGGAATCTGCTTGTCAGACTTTGCCATCGCCGTGGCAATCTCGGGGATGAACAGCGACCAACGATCGATCCCGACGCCGTGAGCCTCTGCTGCATCAAGCATCTTGCCGAAGATGACAGGAGCATCGACCGCCGTCAAAGTTGACGTTGCAGCGCCCCGATCAAGCATGATCCCCTTGACAGGGTGAAGACGGATGCGAACAGTACCTTCAAAAGTAGCCATATGGCCTCCAGTAGAGTTATTAAATAGAACAAGCCGACCCAGACACCCTCGCCCAGCCCGCCGCCGGTGTCAAGTTTCCCCCTCGGACTCCCCAAAATTTCTGAAATCTATGACGATGATCTAAGTGATAAGTGTAAAGTGGCGGGGATAGATCAAAAGATAGATCGTAAAAACACTAAGGGAATCAATGGGTTACGCGCAATGATCTAAATAATCTATGTTTTTTGAAGTAATGTGGCGCTAAAAATTAGGAGGGAGGTACTGTATGGATATACAGTATCGAGACAAATTCTGCGAGAGAAGACATCAAAATCTATATATTATTTAGATTATTAGTATCATATATAGACTGGCTCCCCCGACATATCCCTGGAAAATCAATGACTTACAAAACTTGACATGTAAAACTAGACAGATCTATCTAGCGATTCTGCGTAAAGTTCCACTTAGATTATTTAGATTGTTCCTTATAAATCAATGACTTAGCGATTTTGCCCCCCAGACACGCGGTATTGATGGGGCGTGCTACAAGCCCCCGACGTATGGAATCAAGAAGAAAACTACAGCGCCTGCGCACAGGCAAAAAAAGACCCGCCGGGTTAGGGCGGGTCAGTGGTCACATCGTTCTGATGTAGCGTACGTAGTACCATCGTCCGACCAGTCGTTTCGCGCACACCACGTCACGACCGATCCTGCAAAGTCGCCATCGCCAGTATTCGCGAGGGCCGTACTTCAATTTCCTGAACATCATCATCTCCTAGGTTTGGGTCGGGCGGCCTTTCGGCCGCCTTTCCCGTTCCGCTTTACGCGATGTCCACGATCTTGGACTCGCGCTTTACCTCGCCGTCCTTGGCGATCACCATCCGAGGACTGTTCCACGGCCCTTTTCGGATCGTCGGCGTCGCGCCCGCCCTGATCGCTTCCACGATCAAGGTTAGCGGGATTTGTTTCACCGACATCGGCACCTTCTGGGACTCACCCGGAAGATAGAACGACCAGCGATCAAGTCCGACTTTCCGACTTTCCGCCTCGCGGATCGCGATGGCCAGCACCTTTGCTGCGTCGGCCGCCGTGAGGGTCGAGCCGCTTATGCCCTTATCGAGCATAATTCCCTTTTCCGGGTGAATCCGCACCCGTACGGTACCTTCAAAGTTGCGCATTTGCGCTCCTCCAGTTCAGATTGTTAAACAACCCGCGACCGCTTGTGCCGCGTGTCGGCTGCACCTGCAACCGACGATTCCAATCTCGCATAACGTGACACGGATGTCAAGTTTGCGGCGGTTCAGCGGGGCAGTCGGGCGGTCGCGGCTCGCGCACGGCTGCGCGATCGGGAGGGGGGAGGGGGGCACATGGACTGGCGTTTGGCAGGCCCCCCCTATTTGTAGTAAACCGCTTAAACCACAACCCCAAAAAACTAAAACTTTACACATTCCTCTGCTACACTGCCGCGCCATGCCTTTACAGGACAAAGACCTCGCCAAAGTTCGACAGAAGACCTACTCCCGGACTTGGTACCTCAAGAACCGCAAGGTCCAGATAGCCAAGAACAAGAAACTCCGCAGGGCCAAGCGAAAGGAATGGGAAGCCTACAAGGCGGGCAAGAAGTGCGCCCACTGCGGATTCAGTCACCCGGCGGTCATCGACTTCCACCATGTCATTCGCAAGAACAAGCAGTCCGTCAATAAATTGGCGGCAGTCAGGAACAACATCCCCGCCGCGATCAAGGAAGCCGAGACCAAGTGCATACCGCTTTGCTCGAACTGCCACCGCATCTTGCATTGGAAAGAACATAGGCGCTAAGATGAGCCATGGATTTCCATCCACTGCGACCTACGAAATGGTCTGACAGACTGGCGTTCGATGTGGCTCTTACCCTTGAGGGTAGCGGGGAACCTCTCTCCGACGTTTTGCTTCGGCACAAGATCACCACGCAAGAGATTCTGGACTTCAACACCGACCCGGTGTTCCTCAAGAAAGTCGATCACTTCCGTACCGAAGTCCGCGACAAGGGCATCACATTCAAACTCAAGGCCCGCACGCAAGCCGAAGAACTCCTGACAACTTCGTGGCTCTTGATCCACGACCCGGCTGTATCCCCGGCAGTCAAAGCCGACCTGATCAAGTCCACAGTCAAGTGGGCTGGACTTGAGCCTAAGGACTTGCCGCAGGAAACCTCTGCCGGTGGAGTCAAGATCACGATCAACTTGGGCAGCAAGCCCGAGGATGCCAGAGTCATAGACCTAACCCCGGAACCCATAGATGCTGACTTTGCCGACCAGCCTGAGCAAGCGCTTTCACACAACGTATGAAGGCCATGAAGCCGCTGTGTTCGATAACAGCGTCGAGTACCACAACTTCACGAGTGCGTTGAAGAATGCCGGGATTTCGTTCCTGACCCGCATCGTCAAGGCCAAGCGCAATGGCAAGAAAACCCGCAGTTTCGTGGTACTGTTGGTAGAGGACGTACCTCCCAATGCCACTTGAGTTGCTACGCAACTCCACCATCTAGAAACTTAGTATGCCACTCAAGTTGCTACGCAACTCCACCATCTAGAAACTTAGTATGCCACTCGAAATTAACTACACGCCCCCACCCACAGGGGCCAAGTTCATGGAATCGGACGCCAAGATGCGCGTCCTCATGGGGCCAGTGGGTTCCGGCAAGTCGGTCACCTGCAGTTTCGAGATCGTGCGACGGGCCAGTATGCAGCGGCCTGACGAGCAGGGAAGACGCCGCACGCGAGCGGCTGTGGTACGCGAGACCGCCCGGCAGTTGCAGGACACCACGATCAAGACGTTTCTGGACTGGTTCCCGCCGGGGCAGTGTGGCGACTACATGCGCACTACCAAGACCTACTTCTTCAAAGTCGGAGAGGTCGAGTGCGAGATCATGTTCCGTGCGCTGGACGATGCGGACGATGTGGCTAACCTGAACTCGCTGGAGTTGTCGTTCGCTTGGTTCAACGAGTGTCGGGATATTCACCCGGATATCGTGGACGCCATGAGCAAGCGCATCGGTCGTTTTCCGTCTGCCAAGGACGGCGGACCCTCGTGGCATGGCATGTGGGGGGATACCAACCCGCCGACCATGGACACATGGTGGTACTACCAGTTGGAAGGACTGGACCCGAAAGACGGGGTGTCTCCGAACGACAACGGCTGGGCTGTGTTCAAGCAGCCGTCCGGACGATCGCCGTACGCCGAGAACATCGAGAACCTGCCGGAAGGCTACTACGACACTCAGGGCCGCAGCGATGAGTACATCCGGGTCTATATCGACGGCGAGTATGGCCTCTCCAGCGCCGGTATGCCGGTGTACAAGTACTTCAGGCCCGACTACCACATGGCCAAGAATTCCCTGCGGCCGATCGTCAATGGCGTGAGACCTATCGTCATCGGGATGGACTTGGGGTTGACCCCGGCGGCGGTGCTCGGGCAGCAAGACCCGCGTGGTCGCGCACTGATTCTCGGTGAGTGTGTCTCGTTCGACATGGGCGTGCAGAGGTTCATGCGGACCATGCTCAAGCCGATGCTCTACGAACGCTTTCCGGGGGCACCGGTGCTCATCGTGACCGACCCGGCGGGCGTGCAGCGGGCGCAGACTGACGAGCGCAGCGCGGTGGATATCATCAAGGCCGAGGGGTTCAAAGTGATCCCGGCAAAGACTAATAACATATCAGCACGAGTTAACGCGGTCGATGAGTACCTCATGCGCAGCATCGACGGCGATCCGGGGTTTCTGGTGGACCCCCGGTGTACGCAACTCAAGGCCGCCATGATGGGCGGCTACAGGTACAAGCCGAAAGGCGACGCGGACATCGAGAAGAACAAGCACTCGCACGTTGCCGAGGCGCTGCAGTACCTCATGCTCCACATTTCGAACGGGGGCGAGGCGGCTCGGACCGGGGTACGACGGGAAGTAAAAAGGGTTGCAGCCTCCGGCTGGACCTGATATTGTCCGTCCCGCATTGCTTTTCTCCTAGTATTCGCTGCATACCCTCCCTAGATGTAGCGTTTAACCCCCGGGGTTCCCTCGGGGGTTCTTTTCCTATTGACTTCGTATATACTTGTGATACAAACCGCACAACGCGGAGGAGTATATATGGCGTCCAGTTGCAACAAACCCTACAAGGTCACTTCGAGTAACCCCAAGATGTCGGGGGCGG